ATGCGCGGCCTGATCCTCAACCTGTTCGCGGGAGGCGTCGCGTCGTTAGGTCAGGAATGCGCCCTGGGTCGGGAAAAAGAAAAGCCCCGCCGGGGCGGGGCCTAGACGATGCGGGGTCTACGGACAGCGGCGCTTCATAGGAAGACCTTGTACGAGGTGTTCAGGGCCCTGGCCAAACGCTCGGCCATGGCCTTGCCGATGGGGCGTTTGCCTGTCTCCATGGCCGAAATGTTGGCCTTGGTGGTCCCCACGGCTTCGGCAAGGTGTTCCTGGGTCAGGTCCCCGCGCCGCCGCATGGCCCGCAGGATATTGCCCGGCCCCATGTCGGGGAAGGTTTCGGCGATGCCGTACATGCGGCCGTCGTCTTCCTCTTCCGTCAGGGCGAGCAGGGCGGCCAGGGCCATCTCGAACTTCCCGGCCACGTGCTCAGGCACGGTCAGGCAGAAACTAACCAAGCCTGCCGTAGTCTGCGTTTTCGTGAGTGCCGGCATATTTCACCTCCACCACCCGGATTGCCTTGTCCTTGATCTTCCAGACGACCACGTAGGTGGGTCTGCCTTTGTTCAAGTGGCAATGGTGGCATTCTTTCGCGCCCTCGATCTTGCCGTAGTGCGGCCAGCCTGTCCGAACCGGCCCGAGGATTTCGATTTCCTTGAGCAGGGCGAAGCAATCTTCCCGCCGGGCCGGCGGCAGGGCCTGGATTTGCTTCTGCACCCGGCGCGAATATTCGACCGTCCATGTCATGACGATAAAAGTATTCACAAAGTGAAAACCTGTCAACACTTCATGGTGTCGGCGCAAGGGGGGCGGACATGAGCGCACCACGGAAGCGGGAGACGGCACGAACCGAAAATGGCCCGGCTACGCTGCAAGATGCCCTGCTGCGGAACCTGCCGCCGCAGAACCTGGATGCCGAGAAAGCGGTCCTGGGCGGGGCCCTGGTCAGGGGAGCGCTGCTCGACAAGCTCGCGGGCGAGCTGCGGGACGAAGACTTCTACAGCCCGGTCCACCGCGCGATCTGGCGGGCCATGGTGGGGTTGTGGCGTGGGGCCAAGCCGGTTGATCTGGTGTCCGTGGCGGCCGCGCTCACGGCCGCCGGGGAACTGGAGACGGCGGGCGGGCCGGTCTACCTGGCCGACCTCACGGGAGGGGCGTTTCTTTCCGATGCCCATACCCTGCACCATGCCGGCATCGTGCGCGAGATGGCCAAGCGCCGGGGCTGGCTCGACATCGGCCGCCGCATCATCGAAACGGCCTATGACGCGACCCTCGATCCGCAGGTGTTCGTCGACTATGCCGCCAGGGTTGTGGAGGGCGTGCTCAAGGACCGTGTTTCCACGGCGGGCGAGACGCCGGCCGAATTTCTACGCGATTACTTCGAGTATCTGGAGCAACTCGGCAAGGACGGCGGCTTCATGGTGCCGACGCCGTACAGCGGCCTCAACAAGCTGGTCAAAGGCTTTGGCCAGGAGGAGCTGATCGTCCTGGCGGCGCGGCCGGGCGAAGGCAAGACGGCGCTGGCGCTCAATATCGTGGCCCATGCGGCGCGCGCGGGCTATCCCGTGGGTGTTTTCTCGCTGGAGATGGGCAAGTTCGCCCTGACCAGCCGGTTTTTCTCCACGGGTGCCGAGGTGGACGCGCAATCGTTTCGCGACGGCACCTTCACCGAAGCCGAGATGTCGCGCCTCTACGCCATGGCCCAGGATTTCCAGCATTGGCCCATCTCCTTTTACGATCAGCCTTGGTGCCGGCCGTCGGATATCTGGGCCACCTGCCGCCGTTGGAAGCGGGAGCGCAAGATCCGCCTGGCCGTCATCGACTACCTCCAACTCGTCACGCCCGAGGAACGGATGCGCAGCCGTGAGCAGGAGGTGTCCGGCATCTCCCGGGCGCTCAAGTGTCTGGCCAAGGAGCTCCAGATTCCCGTCGTGCTGCTGGCCCAGGTGAACCGCGAGGTCGAGAAGCGGACGGTCAAGCGGATCACCAAAGCGGACCTTCGCGAGTCGGGGGCCATCGAGCAGGACGCCGACATCATCTTATTGATCCAGCCGCCGGAAGCCGGAGCGGAGAACGCCGAGGTGGTCAGGACCTGGCTTACGGTGGACAAAAGCCGGAGCTCCCGGACGGGCCGGCTAAAGGTCGGTTTTGACAGGGCTTTCATGAAATTCGAGGAGGAGTAGGAGCGAGCGCGGAAAAGGTTTTTTGGGGGGGGCGGCTCGGCTGTCCAGGGGGAAAGGCCTGTCATTTCAGGGGTGGAATGCGGGGCGCATGGCTTGGGCAATGCCGAGTGTGTATTTCGCTAATTCCGGGGGGGAGCGGTGGTCAGGGTCAGCGGTGGCGTCAGGTCTACTTACGATGTGGCTTGTCGGCTCTCGTCCATCCTTGAAATCAAGGTTTGGCGCGGGTGGAGTGCGGGTCGCATCGTTTTGGCATTGCCAAGTGTGTTTGTTGGCTGTGCGAGGGGGGTGGAGTGGTGAACAAGGATATCCGCCTCGCCTGCACTTGCCCGGATCATCCAAAAACAATTAAGCTGATGCTAAAGCTTGGAGATAGGGCTTTTTGGTGTTTAACGCGTCTATGGACGCGAGTGGCTATGACGTGTCCGAGTGGCGTCTTAACTGGAAAAGATGAAGACGATATTGAAATTGATGCAGGCTGGCAGGGAAAACGCGGTGATTTTGTCGCCACGTTACTTGAACTTCGCTGGTTGGAACGGAATGATGGTGTTTACTGTATTCATGATTGGATGGAACACAACGAATATGCGGCATCAGCTCCAGCTCGAAGGGAAAGGGCTTTGGTCGGAGCTCGCGCCCGCTGGGGTGGAGGCGAGAAACCGAGTAGCGGCGCGGGTGGAGTGCGGGGCGCATCGCGAAAGCAATGCCCTCTTCCTTCTCCTTCTCCTAAAGAAAATACCTTGTCGGAGCCCTCTCCGGGCCTCCGACTAGGAAAGCTTCTGTTCGAGCTGATCCAGACCCGCGACCCGAAGGCCCAGCCGCCGAACATGGAGCGATGGGCCGTGGAGATCGAACGGATCATGCGCCTGGACGGACGAACGGCCGAGGAGGTCGAAGCCGTGATCCGGTGGGCGCATGCCGATTCGTTCTGGGCCGGGGTGATCCTCTCGCCACGGGGGCTGCGGGACAAGTTCACGCAGCTCTTGCTCAAGATGGGCGGTCCTGTTGTGCCGACATCAGGCGACGGTGGGTTGAGCCGGGAAGAATGGCGGGCAAGGAAAGCGAAAGAAAAGGATCAACCGGGAAGCCAACAAATTCAACCGAAGAAGGGAAAGCAAGTGCCTCCGTAGCAGCAAAAAAGGTGAAGCGTTGGTGAAGTTTTTCCAAAGTTAAGTTGAGCATCCGGTAAAGTAGAGTTGAGTTTGCAATAGTAAAAGGGTAAAGTTGAGCCGTCATGAAGTTCAAGACCGAAGACTTGTTCAAGCTGATCAAGGAAGGAAAGTCGCAACGCGAGGCGGCGTCCCTGCTTGGCGTTTCCGAGGCGGCCGTGTCGAAGCGGCTCAAGGGCGTACAGGTCTCGGTCAACAAGCATGTTGCGTTGTTCGCCGCGCCACAGGTGCTTGAACGACAGCTCTCGACGGCCGAACAGCTTGATGCGATCGGCAGACAAGCCCGGGAACTGCTGGAAATGCTCCATCTGTGCCTTCATGGCGATTCGGCCAATGAATCGAGGGCACGGGATGCGCGCTACAAATTGCAGCGCATGGCCGGTCCGAAGCGGGATTTGCTGTCGTTTATCATCGCGGCGCAGAGCGAACTGCGCAAACAACTGGAGTTCGATTTCAACATGCGAAAAGAGATATACAATCTGCGCCAGGTCCAGGACTTCCAGGAAGTCGTGCTGGCGGAAATCAAGAATTGCGCGCCCGAGGTGGCCCAGCGGATCGTCTCGCGGCTCACGGAGATCCAGGCCACGCGGAGCAGCCTTGATTTCGGACTGAATCAGTCTGGATAATCTCATTAACTTTCAGATAGAAGTTAATGAGTCTGAAATAGAAAAAAATCAACGATGATAGGTGATTGACTCGATGTTTTGAGATGAGAACTTGAAAGCCCCCTTGACTCTTGTTAACAATTCATCACAATATGATGAAAACTTAAAGAGAACGGAGGGCGGGAAAATGACCAGGAACGGGAACATGAACCATCCGAAAGCGGGCAGCTCCATCGCGGTCGAGCCGATCAAGGACAAGCGGGCCATCGCCACGATCAAGAAGCTTTTGGCCGACAGGCCGCGCGACTACGCCCTGTTCGTCACCGGGATCAATACGGCCCTGCGCGGCAGCGATCTGCTCTCGCTCACGGCCGGTGAGGTCCGCGCGATCCTGGCCGATCCGGACGGCGCGGCCAAGGTCGAGGCCAAGACCGGCAAGAAGCGGCGGCTGACGGCCAACAAGGCCGTGCGCGAGGCCCTGACCAGGCTCCTGGCCACGCGCGCGTTCGCGGACGATGAGCGGGTGTTCCAGGGCCAGCGCGGGCCGATCACGAAGCAGTACCTGTGGGCGCTGGTCAAGGGCTGGTGCGAGGAGATCAACCTGCCCGGCCATTACGGCGCGCACACGCTACGCAAGACCTTCGGCTACCATCAGCGCGTTACATTCGGCGTGGACATCCCCACGCTCATGACCGTGTTCGGGCACTCCACCCAGAGACAGACGCTCGACTACCTGTGCATCCAGCCGGAGGAGATCCGGTCGGTCTACGACAACGAGCTGTGAGGAGTTAGCATGGCGGGACGCCGAGCATCAGCGGGACCAACGGCCATGGGCGGGCAAGACTCGCTCATGGCCAATTTCCTCACGCAGGCCCAGGCTGTCGTCCAGATGACCGAGGAGGCCCCCCCCGGGGGGGTGGGGGGGTGGGCCTGTCAGATGGGGGTGGCCCTTGATAGGGGGCCCTTCTCTTTCTCCCGTCACGAATTCCTGGAAGTGCCCTATTCCGACGATCATCCTTTGCAGGTTGAAAAGAAGTGCGCCCAGATGGGCAATACCACCCGGGCCATTCTGCGGTGCTTCCATGCGGCACTCTTTCGTGGGTTTGTAGGCATCTTGTACCTATTCCCTTCGAAGACGGGTTCGTCCGACTTTTCCAAAACACGCGTAGGCCCGCTCATCGAAAATAATCCCGAATCGTTGGGAAGGTGGGTCCAGGAAACGGATGCCGTGGGGGTCAAGCGGATCAAGCGGTGCAACCTTCTTTTCCGTGGAACGAAAAGCACGGAAGGTGTGCGTTCCGACCCGACGGACTTCAATGTCTACGATGAGTTCGACCTTTTTGCTTTTGCCGTTGAAGAGACGGCGGAAGAGCGCATGGCGCACTCGGATTTTGGATGGGAACATTACCTGTCCAACCCGACGCTTCCGGACTTCGGCATAGACAAGAAATTTCAAGAGACCGATCAACGGTACTGGTTGCTCAAATGCCCGCGTTGCGGAGGGTGGACCGATCCTGTGGGAGAATGGGAGGCGAGCGCCAAGCCAAAGGAGCGGGGCGTCCCGGATTTGCTGTGGGAAAGGAAGGACGGGACAGTGGTGTTGCGGTGCATGCGCTGTCGGGAAGGCATCCTTGTCCCTGCCCAGGGGGAGTGGGTGGCGCGGAAGCCGGGCGTCACCGATGCCAGGGGATACCAGTATTCGCAGCTCTTTTCGCAGTATGTCAAATTGTCGAAGCTTTTGAAGAAGTACCGGACCGCCAAGGATATCCAGGCGTTTTACAATTACAAACTGGGGCTTGCCTATGTCGATGCGGAGCATCGCATCACGAAAGAGGAGGTCCTGGCGCTGTGTGGTTCCCATGGCATCGCTACCAGCGATCCCGGGCCGTGCTGCATGGGAGTGGACCAAGGGAAGGGGCTCCATGTGGTCATTGGCCGGCGGGGCGGGAACATTCAGCACGTAGGCGAGTACCGGGATTTCGAGGAACTGGACCGGCTCATGGAGGCCTTCAACGTGTCTCGGTGTGTCATCGACGGAATGCCCGAGACGCGCAAGGCCCGGGAGTTCGCGGCGCGTTTTCCTGGTCGGGTATTCTTGAACTGGTACTCGCCGCACCAGAAGGGCGGGTATGCCTGGAACGAGGAAAAAAAACAGGTGTCCGTCAACCGCACGGAATCCATGGATGCCTCCCACGAGGCCCTGACCGGCAAGCGGATCGTCTTGCCGCGTCAGAGCGACGCGGTGGAACAGTTCGCGGCCCATGCGGGCAACACGGCCAAAAAACTGGAAGAGGACGAGGAGACCGGAAGCAAGCTTTACACGTGGGTTAGGCTTGGACCGGACCACTACCGCCACGCCTTCAACTACTGGTGCATTGCGGCCGATTTCGCCAGCAACAGCTTTTATGCGGGGATGAACTTGCAATGAAGCTCGAAGCCTATGTGGAGCCGAAAAACGGTCTGACGCGGCTGCGTGATCTGGAGACCGAGCGGGTGTTCACGCGCGTGGTGGCCGGTCTGTGCTGGCCCAAGGGGGCCACGCCGGGGGCCGTGGTGGCCCTGGCCGAGGATCTCGTTGCCGATCCCGTGGATGGCTACCGGACGCTTCGGTTGGTGGATTACGAGGCCCATGCGGATCTGGAGCAGCTCATGGAGCTCGCGGCCGATGTCGCTCCCCTGACCGGGAAGTTCGCCGGCAGGTCCGCCGTCTCGGTCTGGGTCGGCAACACCTGGCACCCGTATGCCAAACGCCTGCGCAGGTTCAATGAGCGGCTGACAGCGAGGGGCCGGGCCCGCATCAATTTGCAGCCCGCTCCGGGGGTGGGTGCCGGCGGGCAACTCCATGCCGACCTGGCCCCGTACCTGACGGCCAGGATCGTCGGACGGGCGGCCCTGGAC